TGGTGGGCCCACACGGACTCGAACCGTGGACCAAAGGATTATGAGCCCGCATAAGGACACCTTCCCCTCTGGGAAAACCGCCTGTAAACCAGATTTTCAGGCATATTGCCGGGCACGGTTTGCCAATGTCTCGCCACGGTGTGGACGCAATGTGGACACTCAGAACTGCACCGCCTTGCACACCCCTGCAAATCCTTTCACAGCGTGAAAACCTCACCTGACCGGCAAGCCCCGCGCCACTGCTGGCCTGGCGCCCCTGTTTCACTATCCCCACGGTTTGCACGATTTTTCTGCACAAGCCGCGTCGGCGGGAGGGGGAAAAGTCCGTTTTGTCCCCTCGGTTTTCCGGCGGCCTGAATTTTCTGCGGGCGCGCGCCGGCGCCCCGCGCTGCATCGCTTTTTCGAGGTAGGTAGGCGCTCAGAGGGCATGAAAAAGCCCGCCGAGTGGCGGGCTGTGGGGTGGCTGACGCTTAGGCCGTGATGGGTTTCAGCTTGCCGGCCAGCTGCAGGGCTTGGGCCGCTTTGGCGTTGAACTGCGCCACGTCGCCCAGGCTCGGCGCTGGCCCTGGAACATGGGTGTGGGCGGCCAGCTGGGTGTTCATGGCCTCCACCAGGTCGATCAGGTCGCACAGCACCTGCAGGACGTTCACCCCTTGGGAGCCGAGCCAGGTCTGCGGCGCGATGCTGCTGCGGATTCCCTGGATCCTCTCGGCCATATCGCCGCCCACGGTGGTGTTCAGCTTCTGCCCCACCACCAGGTTCAAGTCGCGGCCGGTGGCCTGGTGCAGATCGTCCACGGCGGCCAGGCTGGCGGATCCACCGGACAGCAGCTTGAGCGCGCCCAGCGCCTCAACTTTCTTGACCCCGCCCACCGTTTCGGTGCTGTGGTCGTCCACCTCCACGGTGGTGCTCTGGTAGTGCTCGGCGTTGTCCAGGGCCTCCACCTGGCGCTCCACCGCCTCGTCGCGGATCCGCCCATCGGTCTGGCGTAGCCAGTTGCCGTCGGCGTCCACGCGCTGCTGGCAGGCCTCGCTGTGCTGCCATAGCTGGTCGCCCTTCGGCACCTTCGGCAGGCTCAGGCCGTGCGGCAGGATCTGCGCAATGTAAGGCTTGTGGGGCAGGCCGTAGGCGAAGCACACCACCACCGTGGTGCCTTCCTCGGGGAAGCCGAACATGCCGGCTTCCTGGCCGCCCATTGGCGCTGGTAGCGGCAGACTCTCGAGAATGGGCAGATCCGGATCAGGCTCGCCATCGGGCAGCAGCACTTCGACATCCACGCCGAAGCGCGGGCGGAAGTCGTCGCACAGACCCTGCGCCTCTGGGGCGTCAGGCACCGCCACCACCCGCCCGAAGCGGGGCAGGTGGTAGCGGCCGGTCAGCTCGGGGAATTGGCGCTCTACAGCGCGGCGGATTGCGTCTTCCATCGGATGGCCATCTGCGTGCCGGCGAGGGTCACGGCGGTGACGCGCTCGCCCTGGTTGATTGCTGCGCCGGGGCGAAGGCCTGGAAGGGCCGCCACCATGGCGCTCTGGTTGCCCTGGTAGCTGTCGAACAGCTCCACCGGCAGGGGCAGCGGGGCACGGGTGCCCCAGAAGCTGTCGGCCCAGCTGCCCACGAACACCTCGCCATCGCCCTGCTGTTGCCAGATGAAGTCGGGGATGCTGAACACCTGGGCGAGGCTGTCCAGGGCCTGGAAGCCGGCGCCGAGGTTGTAGAAGTAGGCGGTTTTCGTGCGGGCGTAGGCCTTGTCGGGCACGCGGAAGCGCAGCCCGGTGCGGGCGCTGACTTCGGCCAGTACCTGGTGCAGATCCACATGCCGCAGATTCATCGGCAGCGGTAGCGCCAGCACGCTGGTCAGCTCGCGGCAGAACAGCACCTGCTGCTGGCTGTTGGCGGGCGTGCAGCGCTCCACGTGCCCGATGAAATGGCGTTGCAGGGCGCGCTCGTTGTAGCCCACGTCCAGGATCACCAAGCCGCTCACGGGCGCCTCGGCGTTGATGGTGAAGCTGGCCCGGCCGGGGCTGCGCAGATCCAGCCGCACTTCCTCTTTAACCAGCGGGTAAACCTTGCCGGCGACCGTCAGTACCTTGTTCAGCCTCATGCCAGTGCGTCGTCCAATCGCTGCAGCACCTTCTCGAAGCCGCTCAGCTCGGCCGGCTGGCTCGCTGTTTCGCTGCCAGATCCATCAGCCGCGGCGGCCACCGCTTGTCCTGGTGCGCTCTGTTGCTTCACCGGGTTGCCGGGGCGGCGTGTCTCCACGCGCTCGGCGGTGGACAGCTTTTCGGTGAGGCTGAACTGCACACGCCAGGCGGCCAGGGTGTCGTCCTCGCGGGCGCTCAGGTTGTCGCTGAACTCCACCTGGCGAACGCCGAAGGCCTCGGCCGTGTCGTTGACGATGCGGTACACATGGCGCTGGCCACCGCTCTGGGTGGCCTGGGCCCAGGCCATCAGCTGGGTGAGGTTGGCGCTGTCCTTGTAGGGGATCAGCAGCGATACCGTCAGCGTCTTGGGCTTGAAGCCCTTGTGCGCTGCCGCCGTGTTGCTGGTCTGCCCGGATAGATCCTCGGTTTCGATGCGCAGGTTGGCCGTCACCTTCAGGCCCTTGCCGCGCACCTTCTGGCCGTCGAGTAGCAGCGTCATAGGCCCACCAGTTCCCGAACAAAGCTCAGCCCGTCCAGCGAGCCCACCAGCATCATGCCGGCGCTCAGTACCCACTCATGGCCGGGCGCTTCGCCTTCCAGCATGCCGGCGCGCAACTGGGCCGGGGTGCCGGGCCCGATCAGGCGGGCGCGCATGGTGTCTTCAGCTGCGCCGCCGGCGAGCAAGGCCTGCAGGTCGGCCAGCTTCTGGTCGCGTGCCTGCTGCAGGCCTGCCTTGCGCCCTGCCAGGGCGGCCAGATCCGCCATCGGCGAGCTGTCGGCGGCGTAGCCCTCCAGGACGGCCAACTGGCCCGCCATGGATTGCTTCGCGGCCTTGGTGATGGTGCAGCGCTCCAGGGGCAGCGCGCCCCAGCGTGGCAGCGGGCCGGCGCTCGGTTTCTCCCACTTTTCCGCCTCCAGCTTGGACAGGTGCCGGGCGCGCCGTTCGGTGCGCACCAGGTCGGGCACGGGCAGCAGCGCATTGAAGCGCGCCAGGGTGTCCGCCAACTGGTCGTAGCGGGTGGCTAGGAACAGGATCGACAGCGCGTACTGGGGGCCAGCAGGTCGCCCGCCGTCGGCGTTGTCCACCAACTTGTCGGCCAGGTGTTGCAGCAGGTTGGGGGCGGACAGAAAGCGCTGGTGGCCACGTCCTTGGCCGATGCCGCTCTGGAATGGGGTCACAGCCAGACAAGCCGGCGCCTCGCCGAGCTGCGCGGCCAGCGCTGCGCGCCCGGCTGCGATGGCGCCCTGGGCGGCACTGCCGACCGGGCCTGGGTTGGTCGTGGCCAGGCCGTCCAGGCCCGCCAGGCGGGTGGCGGTGCTGGCCAGCTCGCCGCCGGCCAGATCCTTGGCCGCAGCCAGCTCGCCCATCCATTGGGTGGCCTGCTCGGGCCAGCGCATGGTCACGGGCGCCCAGGTCACGATTCGGCACCCTCCCAGGTGATGGCCTGCATGGCCTCGGCGTCACCGGCGGCCAGTGCCAGATCCAGCTGCTGTTTCAGCTCGTTGGCGCGCTGCAGCAGCTGCAGCTTGTACAGGGTGAAGTCGTCGCCCACTTGGCGCAGCTGCTCGGCGGTGTGCAGGCGGAAGGCTTTCACGCCCTGCTCGTCGCGGCAGGCATAGGGCATGTCCAGTCCGCGCAGGATGGCACCGGTCAGGTTCAGCTGGTCGTCCAGCTGGCTGCTGTACTGGTGGGGTGCGCCCAGGGCTGCAGACTGGAAGCCGGCGGTGATGGCAGCATCACAAGCGTTGTTAATTGCAGTTGTTGCAGAAGAATGCTGTTTCTCAATGGTCGGCAGGGCGATGTCGATTAGCGCAGGTTGTCCAGCCTGGTTTATGCCAATCCGTTTCCCTTGTGGCATAGGGGTTAGGGCAAGCTGCGTGTAGGTATCCTGTGAGATTGCTATGGCGTCGTCGGGGATGTCGGTATTCAGACTGGAGAGGTAGAAACCACCGGTCGTTGGTGCAAAGTAGAAGTCCATGGGGATCCTCGCTCTAGCGGCCAAAAGCCAGGTAAGTGGGCTTAACGTAGTGGGCGGACACGTTGGAGGATTCTTGTTTGAAGGTCGCGCTGTTTACGGTCTTCCCTGTACAGATGTAGTGGGCATCATCTGTGGCTCCTGTCGACGTCGTACCCGTGATCACTTGAAAGCATGCCGAGGGAAAGGTGAGCGGAAACGTCACTGTCTGCGTCGAGTCAGTCACTGTGTTTACGCTGCCTTCTCCCCACTGGATGATCAGCCCGCCCAACCAACTGGGGAAAACTATGTAGCCGTTGGTTGTCAGGCTGATAAGGAAGCCCCAGCGCAGCTTTTTCGGCGTGATGTATACCGTGTCATCCGCGCCGGCGTCGGTCTGCACCTGGGTAGCTACCTTGGCGCCGCCCGCCACCGCCTCGGTGGCTTGAGTCGCCGCTGTGTTGATAGTCAGGTTGCCGGATCCGTCGAAGCTGCCCGATCCAGTGACAGCCCCGGACAGGCCAATCGTCCTGGCTGTGGCTAGCTTCGCGGCCTTACCCACGGTGGTGGCACCCGACACGATGTTGGCGATCGCCGTCCACAGCAGCGAGCTGGCGGCCTTCACCGCCTTGGTGGTGGCCAGGATCAGGCTGCTGTCGGTGTTCTCGTCGTCGCTCTTGGCGTTGGGCAGGTTGCCCAGGCCCACGTCGTCCTTGGTGGTCGAACGGGCGCGCAGGCCGGCGTAGTCGCCCACGCGGGCGGCGAAGTGCGCCACCAGCGGCCCGGCGATATTCTCCACCGGGCGGCTGTCGGTGATGGTGTTGCTGTCTGGCAGATCTGCGATGGCCACGCAGTAGTGCTGTACGCCGGCACTGTCCACGTAATCCACCTTTCCAGCGCCCCAGACCACGCTCCAGGACGCCACCACGTCGTTCAGTTCGCGCTGTAGGGCCACGTCCAGCCAGGCGGTGGTGGGGAATGCCGGCGGCACCACAGGCAGCGCCGCAGAACGCTGCAGGCGAACGCCTTCCACGTAGGCTGTGCCCGGCTTGAGCTGGTACACCGACCCCACCTTTTCCAGTTGCAGCGCGCTGCCGAAGAAGCACGCCCGCCCGTAGATGTCGCGGTTGCTCTGCCGCTCGCGCTCGTCGATGCCGGCCAGGCGCACGGTGAAGTCGTGCTGCCAGGTGCTGGCGTCGATGGTCAGGCCGGTCAGCGCCTGGGCGCCGTCGAACACCATCAGGAAGTTGCGGGTGACGTTGTTCCCCAGCTGCAGCGGCGGGATGTTGCGGCGCTTCTGCTGGGTGGGCACGTAGGCCACCATCAGCAGCACGTCCTCGGCGGTTTCCAGGCCGATCCAGTTCCAATCGAAGTCGCCGATGTCGCTGCCCAGCATCAGGCTGTACACCACCTGGTTGGGGTTCACGTAGCCGGCCTGGGTAACGTCGTAGGTGCCGACGATCTGCCCGGCGGCAGGCTTGCCGGCGGCGCGATCCACCGGCCCGTTCGGGTCGAGGCCTGGCACGTTGGCCAGGATGAAGCGGGACACGGTGAGGATCTGCTGCGCGCCCTGTTTCTGCGCGATCAGGCTTTCACCGGCAAGGGTAATGCTGGCACCCATGGGGGGTCTCCTACAGGCTGG